TACGCATTTGTGCATAATTTCACAAGTTACCATTTGTGAAATTTATTACATTTTACAGCAGGTTTCTCTGTGGATGCCGGCAAAATGTAAGGCTGCTTGTGAATTATTTCACAGATGCCGGTATGCCGGTAGTTCTGTAGACTACCTATGCCCTGTGGAACTCTTTGGTCTACTACACGAAGCGCCCTACATAGTCTATAGATTAAGTGTACTTATGCTCTCCTATTGTCCACTTGTTCTATAGACTAACTAGACATTAGCCAATAGTTGTATGTTGTTCTATAGACTAAGTGGACTGCTTCGTGTAGCATATTGTGTTGTAAGTTATTACATAACAATACGCTATAGTCTATAGACATAGTGTACTGCTTCGTGTAGTCTATAGCACGCGTGTTCTAAAGTCATTATGAGTTTGTGATATATTTCACAATGCAGCTAACAGTACGGTACTTACCCAAGAATTGCCACCGGAAAATTCAAAGAGGCTATACAATAGTTATCCTGTCGAACTAAAAACTCTTGCTTTTGTGGTAGTGGGAGGAGTAAAATAAAGGGGCTTCATTTTTTCCTCCTTATGCAGTGCGCTGCCGCGCCTCTCGGCGGCGTGTTGCATTTTTCAAAATAATTGTTTAGAATACATAACATGTCCACAGTGCTTGCTGCTTTAAGGATAGTAAAACCCCCTCTGCCACATTTGCAAGTTTCAGTAGAGCGAGTGGCGGCCATTTGCGAGGGCATAAAAATAGGGCTTACGTTGGACTCAGCGGCGCAGGCATTAGGCATTTCACGGCCTGTAGTAGCGCAGTTACGGCGCGATGCGGTCTTATTGTACAACGATGACCCAAAAGCCTTAGAGTTTAGCGAGCATTACAAGCAGGTGCTTCAGGAGTTAATTTTACGGCTGCCGTCAGCCGAGGCTGAGTTCGAGAAGAAGATGGTTCAAGTTGTGACTGATGCCGCGTTGGGACAGGGGAAGTTTGAGGAAGGCGGGCCTGACCCAAAACTAGCGCTGGAAGTTCTAGCTCGGCGCAGGGCGGACGTGTGGGGCAGGAAGAGCCAAATTACGCACGAACACACTTTGCCGCTAAAGCGTGGAGTAGACTACTCATTGTTAAGCACAGAGGAATTGGAGGCGATGGTAGAAAATGACGTTATTGATGGAGAAGTTATTAAGCACAGCGCCATACCCGGTGGGGCAGAAGACTAATACTCCTTTTGCATTAGTGTTTTTTTACCAAAACGAAGAGCATTGGCTACGCTTGCACTTGCCAACACTTATGCGAGTCAGCGAGTTCATGTCTGTGGACTTGGTTGGGCTTGATGGGGGCAGCGAGGACTTTAGTTCTAGCATTATTAGAGAGTTTGGAGGCAAAACTTTTTCCCGTCCTTTTGACAATTTTGGGGAGCAGGCTGAGGCTTTATTACGGCTGTGCGAGTCGCTTGGCTATAACTTTATTTTGCGACTTGACCCTGATGAGCTAATGTTCCCGGAGCAAATGACGCAAGTGTTTTCTTTTCTTATGCAAGGCGCTGGGGCTATTAGCATGTCTAGGTTTAATTTTGAGGAAGACCGCTGGCACTACAGACCTGATGTTTTTCCTGATATGCAAGTGCGAGGCATTGACACTCGTTGTTGCAAGTATGTGGGCGCTGTTCACGAAAGTGTATTGTGCAAAACAGAAATAGTAATGGCCCCGGATATTTCAATCTTCCACTATGAAGGATTAAACACCCCCGAACACAAAATGCTTAAACATATAAATTATAAACGAATGGTTAAACACCTTCCGCGTTTTGAAAAACTGCCGGAAGAATATGTTGGCATTTCTATGCGACATAGGGAACGCATAGAGTTTTCTGGACGACAGCCTGCTTATTTTAACAGCCGCGCCCCCTTTGGAGAATAAAATGCCTTTCAGCGGAACTTTTTTAGATTACGTCTTGGAGAGCCTGTTGGAGCAGCGACACAGCGAGTTAAAAACTGTGGTTGACCTTGGGGTTGGCGCAGGGAAGGTGGGCCGTATTGTTCGTGCTGCTTGCCCATCTGTGCAACTTGTGGGGTATGAAATTGACCAAAGCTATTTGGAAAGGTTTTCAAAAGAGTATAAAGTCTACGACACAATAGTTTGTGACAGCGCTATGGCATTACTGGATGACCCAGAATTTAAGTGCGATTTAGTTTGTTTGGGAGACGTTATTGAGCATTTACGAAAAAGCGACGGTGTTGACCTGCTTAACTTTTTAGTGTACAGAACAAAATTTATTTATGTGCAGTTTCCAGAAAAGTATATTCAAAACCCGTCTGATGTTGAAGGACATTTTTATGAGGCGCATATTAGCGTGTGGTCGTTAGCTGACTTCACAAATTTCTCTGTGCAAGCTGTGGAAAACCCCCCGTTAGTGGCAGTTTGTGTTGATGGCTATTTACCGCACACCTCCGTGCAAGAGGTGAAGTTTGTCAGCAGCTAAAGTAGAGCTACTAAAACGCGAATTAGCGCGTAGGAAGTTAGCCCATTTCTGTTCTTATGTCATGCCAACTTTTATTGTGCATCCATATACAGCGCTAATGTGTGACGCGCTGGACTTGCTTGTTGACGGAGTTATTCATCATCTGGTTATGAACACTGCCCCACAAGTTGGCAAATCGGAGCTAGTTAGTCGTAAAATGCCTCCGTTCGCGCTGGGAAAAAACCCTGATTGGAAAGTTATTTTAACGTGCTACAATGCAGCGTTAGCTTATGACCTGTCAAGGTCAGCTAGGAATTTAGTAAAAACAGACGAATACCAGCGGGTCTTCGGGTCTCTCGCTGTGGATGACGAAGAAGACGCGGTAAAGTTGTCAGAAGACAGCCGCAGTGTTGCTAATTGGACGCTATCAGGCCGACGTGGGGGCATGTTGGCAGCAGGTGTGGGCGGGGGACTTCCGGGTCATGCGGCGGATGTTCTTATTATTGACGACCCAGTAAAAGATGACACAGAGGCGCAGAGCGAGTCTTTTCGGGAAGCACAACACCACTGGTTCTGGTCAGTGGCTTATGGGCGAGTAAGCCGCGATGTGCATAGGATAGTGCTATGCCAAACTCGCTGGAACGAGGATGACCTTACAGGGCGTATTTTGAAGGGACAAAGCAGCACAAACCAGTGGTGGTATGTATTGCGGCTGCCTGCGGAAGCTGAGAAGCCGTCAGAAATTGAGGCGTGGGCAGACAAGTATAATGTGTCACCTGAGTTCTATTTGACTAAAAAAAGGGTTGTGGAGCTTAGGGAAATGCTACCGTCTGAGAGACCCCACATCAAGAAGCGCAATAATGCATAAATACGAAGACCCGTTGGAAAGAGAGCCGGGAGACGACTTTGCCCCTCGTTGGGTAAAAGAGGACTTGGAAGCTCTAAAGAAGGGAAGTCCTCGCGCTTGGCATAGCGTGTTTCAACAAACTCCACGAACTATTGGCGGCAGTCTTATTAAAATAGACTGCTTTAGAAAAATTAAGTTAGAGGAAGTTCCTCCAAGAGGCGTAATTTGGTTGAGGGGGTGGGACTTGGCCTTCAGTGAAAAGCAGGTGGCAAGGAGCGACCCCAGCTTCACTTGTGGAGCAAAACTAGGACTATATAAAAACAACGCAGAATATGCTATTATAATAACTGATATTTCTCGGTGGCAAAGCACTTGGCCCACCACTAAACAAAGAATTTTTAGGACGGCTCATGAAGATGGCATTGCCACAAAGCTAGTAATTGAAAGTGGGGGCCCTCAAAAAGGGCTTGTGGAAGAGTTGAGAAGCTCCCGCGAGCTTGCGGCCTTCTCTGTGCTTAAAAGCACTCCTGTGGCGGACAAGGTTGCAAGAGCTAACTATTGGACAGAGAAACTAGAGATGGGAAAAATTTCTATTGTGGAAGCTGGCTGGAATGGGGACTTTCTTGATGAATGTGAGATTTTCAATAATGGCCCGCACAATGACCAAGTTGACGCTGTTAGTATAGCTTACTGGGAACTTGCAAAGCGTCTTAGAAGCAGTTTGTTCAAACAAGTAAAAATGAAGGGACTTTATTCGTGAACTTAAAACATATAATTGGGCGAGCAGTGACTTCTGTGACTTCCCTGTTTGTCAAACCAACACAAAAAACGTTTGACGAAACGCGCCCGGATTACGAGTGGTGGGACAAGTTCAGGCATGGGAAAATTTCAGGGTTTGAGATTAGTGGGCCACAGGCGCATAGCATTAACGAAGTTGTTTCAAGTTGGGTTCTTGGGCGCGGGGTTAGCATGGAACTTGCGGAAGTTCCTGACAAGCGCATGGCTAATAAAGTGGAACACACTAATGACTGGCTAAGACGGTTTTTCTCTTATTTGCAGGGGGAGCTTTCACTGCGCTATGAAGATTTGCTAGACCTCGGAGACCAATACGCGCATATTTCCCCAAACGGAGAAATTACATGGCTGCGCCCCGACACTGTGCAGAAGGTAATGTCAAAAGAGGACGCTAATAAGGTTGACCACTACACCACACTAGCAATTTATGACTCCTATATTGTTGAGGAGGAGTTCTACGACACTAAGCGAGTTAGGCGGGTAAAGAAACTCAATGGGGTGTCGGGAAGCAAGGGATTTAATGCGCCTATTAAATTTGTTATTGACAGGTCAGGAAAATCCTCGTCGTTATTTATAGACCCCCCTGCTCTGACTGAAGTTGGAGCAACAGTGTTTCCTAACCCGCTTGGCCGTATCCCTATTGTGCATTTCGCTAACGGACAGGGGTTGCAAGAAGTGTATGGCCGTCCTGTGTTTGAGAGCCTTCGTAAAGTTGTCATGTCGGAGTTTGATGACATTGCTAAAAAGAGCTACAAAGGCGCGAAACTTATGGGGACTCCTGTCCCAGTTGTGGCCGGGCTGCTTGACCCAGAGGGGTACGCCTCCACAAAACAAACCCAAGAAAACGAAACTTTTATTGACACAGATGGGAACACCGAAACCCGCGAGAAGCTAATGTGGGATGAGGACAGCATGTTTGTTCTCGGCGAAGGGGGCAAGTTCAGTTTTGAAAGCCCTCCTGTGGGTTTCTCGAAAGATATTTCTTCAACGTTAGATGAGATTAGACGTATTATTCGTGACAAAGTGCATGTTCCTCCTCATATGTGGGGAGGAGTAAACACTAAAAAAGAGGAAGCAGAAGCTCAGGTAAGTCCTTGGGTACGAATAGTGGAAGGGCTGCGTGACAAACTGGCGGGAAAGCCACAAGATGACAAGTTAGGGTTTACTGCGTCTGGCGGGTTGTACGAGTTAGCAGAACTATGGCTCAGGGCCGTCGCTCTTTCGGACTCGAAAGTTCTGGTTGCCCCAACCGTAGTTCGTTGGGCAGACTTAGCAAAAGAAGACAAGCAAATAACTTTTGAAATGATTAAGTGGCTTCACAGTCGCGGGTTGCTTCGCAATGAAACCGCGCTTCGTTTGACCGACTTAGTTGAAAATGTTGTCACTGAAGTTGTTGAAGCTCAGGCAGAACAAAAAACGCGCACAGAAAGCTCGTTTGATGACTTTGGTGGGGTAGGAAATGGGGCAAAGAACCCCCTGACAGACAAGGGAAAGACTGACTTACGAGATGGGAATGGAGCAGACGCTCCCAGAGGGGCGGCTTTTGGGGGTGGTGGAGACACTAAAGGTTAAAAGGTTGTTGTTAGAACTATTGCATTCTATTGAATAGAGGTTTAGAATAAACTTATGCCATACAAAACAAACGCGGACTTGCCGGAACAATGCAAGACGCTCCCCGCAGGAGCAAAAACGATTTGGCGCAAATCTTTCAACTCAGCGTTTGAAGGAAGTTGCGACCAAGACGACAGTTGCGCGGCGCAGGTCGCTTGGTCAGCAGTTAAAAAGGGCTATATGAAGAAAGATGAAATGTGGGTCAAAAAGGATATGAAGAACAAGAAAGAGTTCATCGCCCAAATGGAAACTACCTTATCAGGAAGTTTTCCAGAGGTTGCCATGAAACCCGGCGTGAACATCGAAGAACTTATAAAGAATGACCCTGACCCAACTTATGTTTCACTTCCTATTGCCCAAGTTGGCGCAGTGACGGACGATGGATTTACCTATACAAGCGAGTTTGTGACGCGGTTGCACAGCGCTGTAATGGATGAAACCATTACCGGTCACATGGGGCATATTCCTTCTTATGAGAGAGACACAAAGTTCCCTGTGCCGGATGTTTTTTGGTTGGGGTCGATGCTGGACTCTCATGGAAAGTTGTGGGCGAAGGGATATGTTAGCAACAAAGATGTGGCCCACTTTGTTCGACAGTTAAAAGCGACAAACGGGGTTATTGCCACTAGCGTGTATGGGACTTACCCCTCTGAAATGGCTATGGTTGTTGACACGCGGGGCAATAGCGGCTGGTCTATCCGTGCAGACGCTTTTGACGTTGAACATATTGACTTTGCTCCCCCCAAACGAGCAGCGTTGGACATTCCGGGGAGAACAATGCAAGTCACAAATCATATGAAAGGAAAAGGCAAGAAGAATATGAACAAACACGAGTTTTTAGCCCAGCTAAAGCCCGAAGACCTGCCTACTACTTTGTTAGAGCAGTTGTCTAAGCCGAAAGACGAGCTAATTTCACAGCTAAAGGCGCAGGTGGAAGATTCTGTTAAAGCTTTGGCGGAAATCAAGACTCAGATGGAAGCTATGGCGCAGGAGCTTTTTACTAAACGTGTTGAAAGGCTTGTGCAAATAGCTGTAAAGGTTGATGACTCCTCTTTGAGGGACTTTGTTTCAACTAAAGTTTTCACGCACACTAAGCCTACTGCTAGCGCGGAAGAACTTGACAAAGCTGTGAAAGATGTAGTTGAGAGCGAGTCATACACTAAATTGGCGCAAGGAGTTTTGATGAACCTCACTGGCGGGAAGCCTATTACTAGCGCTCCTGTTAATGGGGACGAACAGAAGAGCGCCGCTGAGGAAATTGAAGGCAATATGGAAGCCATCCTCAACAAATTCGGCGTGAAAGTGTAATAGGAGACAAACATGGCAAACGCAACTGTTAGTGTGGGGGATATTAAGCCCCTTATTCCTAGTGAAGTGGTGGGCGGGGTTGCAGCCGCTAACGTCACTGTAGCTGTAGGGAAAGTTTTTCGACGCGATTCAAATGGAAAGTGGGTCTTAGCTCAGGCCAACACATCCGCAGGCGCGACAGGCGAGCTTGGTCTGTGTGTAGCTACTGGTCGGGCGGAGACGGACGGCGACGCGCTTGCAGAAGAGGCTCTAACGCTTGTTTTGCAAGGGCGTGTAGCGGGTTTCACTGATTTAGATGAAACTCTTAATTACTATTTGTCGGATAACACGGCGGGAGTTATTGAAGACGCAGCCCCAGCAGTTAGCAGGTTCTTAGGGTCTGCTGAGAACGCTAATGTTCTGTACTTCAATCCTGTCGGCGCAGCGACGAGCTAAGGAGATACTATGTCTAAGAAAGTTCTAGCGCACGTCTTGGGGGTTCGGTCAGCTATTGACCTTGCCACTCCCACAGGCATCGACGCGCTAAAGGTTTTTGAGTTCACCGTTTTGCGAAGCCCGCAAACAGCGCAGCAACTTCTCCAAGAAGCGGCGGGCGCGGTGGGGGCTTTGAATGAAAGTCTTATTCAGGAATACGGCGGTCTTTTATTTGTGACCGAAGATATGTTCTCCTTTACTCGTCAAGGCGAAACAACTCGCCAGCAAACTGACAAGAAAGCAGAATATAGCGCTCCCGACCCCAAGCGAAGCTCGCTTATCGGAAGTATGCTACCGTATGAAAAATACTATGATAGTCTTGGCTGGACTCCTGACTATCTGGTTGACGCTTTTCCTGCGCAAGTCGCAGCAGATATTCAATTTTTGACTGAGCGTTGGCGCAACCGCTTTGAGTTTGAGGTGGTCAAGCGGATGCTCACAAACACTGAAATTGCTATTGGCTCGGCGGGATATTCTGTTCCTTGGGCTATTGGCACAAGCACAAATGTCAACCTTACCCCTCCGCAGTATGGGGCAAAAGTTTTTGACACTACTCATACCCACTTTGTTGTCAAGAACGACAGCACGGGCGGGATTGACTATGATGACCTTATTGAGTCAATGGTTGACGAAATGCGGCATCATGGCTACCGGGGGCGGCTGTCTTTGCTTATTTCTGAGAACGACGCTGCTACTGTAATGGCCCTTTCTCGTTTCAGTGAGCTTGTTCCACAGGAAGTCAAGTTTGTGGGTGGCAACACGGGGTCGCCTATCTCCTTCGCCACTGGCGAGTATGAGGGAGTTCCGGGAGACTTAGTAGGCTATTATCGCAGCTTGAAGGGCTTGGTTGAAGTTCGTGTCAACTTGCGCTTCCCGACTGGGTACGCTTTTATGACCCGTCCGCTGGGCTTGAATAACAGCCAGAACGGTTTGGCGGTCAGGGTTCATCCCTCTCGTGGGTTTGGCTTGTCGTTTGAGCCGGATATTAAAAATATCTACAACCCCCGCTTGGATAAAGTGGACTGTGAAGCGTGGTTCGGTGTTGGCGTTAATAACCGTCTTAACGGTGTCGCTGGATACATCGCAGCCGGAGCAGCTAGTTGGGTTAATCCTACTGACTCTGAACTGGGCGGCTAAAGCCTAAAACAAGGGGGCTGCAAAGCCCCCTTCTTTTTCTTAGGAGGGAAAAGAAGTGGGAATTATCAAACACATAAACTGGACTGGACGTTTCAATAGGAACGAAGGTTATGGATATTTGAATAGGAAGTTGATGCAGGCGGTTAATCAGCATTTGACAGTTAGGATAACTCCAATAAGTCTTCATCAATTCAGTGAGTGGGAAACAGAAGAATTTTCTATGGCAGGCATTAACTTAAATGCTCCCTTAATGCTTGTGCATCCCCCAGACTTAGGGTTTATCAGGTATCCCGGACGTGTGTGGTGCTACACAATGTATGAAAGCACACAAGTTCCCGAAGATTGGGTCAAAAATATAAACCGCTTTTGTGAACGGTTGTTAGTCCCAAGCGCATTTTGCGCTGAAGTGTTTGAAACCTGTGGAGTTGTTGTTCCAATACATGTTATACCCGGAGGGGTTGACTCACATGAGTTTGCTCCTATTAAAGATATTCCTGATAGACCCTATACTTTCATGGTATTAGGAGACAGGGGAAGTCGCAAAGGGTCAGACATTGTTTATAAAGCTTTGTGGGATGAGTTTGGAGACTCTAATGCAGTTAGGTTGGTGGTAAAAGTTCGTGACGCTGAAGCCAATATGGAAATGTTCGACGTGCAAAAGGAGCATCGAATTGACCCCCGCATCTCCTTTTGGAAGAAGGAAGTGGGTAGCCTAGCAGAGGTTATGCAAGTTGCTGACTGTTTTGTGTTTCCAAGTCGTGGAGAAGGATATGGACTTCCTCCACGCGAAGCTGCTTCCTGCGGACTACCTGTCATAGCCACAAATTGGTCGGGCCTCAGTGATAACATTGAAAAATGGGCGTTGCCGGTGGGCTATAAGCCGCATAAAAGCGTTTTAGGAGGGTCTTGGGCAGAGCCAAGCCTTGCTGATGTTCGGAAGCATATGCGATGGTGTTTTGAAAACCCTTTTGAAGCGCGGGGGTTTGGGCTATCCGCTTCAGCATGGTTAAAGAAAAATGAGACGTGGGAAAAATCGGCGCAAATGCTCGTTAAGTTATTTGAGGAAAATCTTCCATGACGTTAGACGCAACAACACTAAGCGATTTTAGGGCAGACATTGGAGACGAAACTTCTCCCTATGCTTTTACAGACGTTGAAATAGAGCGTCTTTTTGCAAGAGCCAGTAATGTGTATCATACAGCAAAACTATTTGCCTTAGAGCAGCTTTTGTACAACGCCGCAAAGTTGTACAAGTATGTGGCTGGTTTTACAAGGCAGGAGCAAGACCAAATTTTTGAACATTTGAAGCAGCTATATGAGATGGAGTTGAAGAAGGGCGGAAGACAGGCGTTGCAGTTTGGAATGGAACTTGTTCCAACTAAAAACAAGGAAGAGCCGGATGCCTGACTTTAATGTTTGGATGTCAGACAAAAACAAAATAAAAGACTTTGGTGATGATATTGAAGGAGACTTTCGCAGCCAACATTTCACTCAGCGCGCCATTGCAGATAAACCCACTACTATAACAATTCAGCGAGGGGTTACTACGTTAAGCCCACAGACCGTGCGTGTTGAGACAACTCGTATTGAGCCTTACGAGCAAGTTGGGGCTGCTGGACGTGGGAATAGGGCCAACGTTCTGGTTATTGGGTATAGGGGGCATTCTACTGAGCCTGACTTTGACGTAAAAAGCGGTGACGTTTTTACGGCTGACAGTGTAAAAGTTCGGGTGCGGCTTGTGTATAAACAAAACGCGGGCATTACTGAGGCATGGTGCGATATATGGGAATGAAGTTAAGGATGCAGTGGAAACCGGGGCATGGCCCGGTTGAAGCTGCAAAAAACCTTGAAAAGTATTTTCTTATTGAAAAAAAAGCCGAGTTAGAGGCAGCCTTGCTAGCTATGTTGCCAGAAATTACCGCGTGGATGAAAGAAAACGCCCCTTGGGAAGACCGTACAGGCAAAGCGCGAGAGAGTCTCCGTGCTGAATTCAGCCGCAGAGCAAAGGTTTATGTAGTGTTGCACTTTAGGTACGGAGATAACATAGACTACGCAACTTACTTGGAGAACATGCAGGCAGGACGTTTTTCTATTCTCCCAAAAACAATGGATTATTGGCAGCCGCGCATTTTTGACGCAATAAAAAGGGTTATGGGAGCGAGATGAGTGTTTCACAACAA